CCTCTCGCTGGCGCTCTGGATTCCTTTGCGGCATCTAACAAGACCTTCATATACCGTGGGTCGGTAATGCCAGCCTGTGTTCCAAGTTCATACACCTTACGTTGGTCAGATAGGTCTACACCAGCGGCTCTCGCTTTCTGTAACAGTGCGCCAATATTGCTGTAGACCTTATCCTTTACCTTGTCCTTCTGATCTGTGGGTTGTGTGCGGAAAGCTGCGCCGTAATCCCTAACGGATTTCCCGGTAGCCAAGGTAGCAAAGAGAGACATATTAGTAAGGGTGTTAGCGTACTTGTCTAACCTCTGCTGTCTTGCCGAGGGCATATTGGACACAGGCACATCCATCACATTCGTAGGTTGGAACGCTGGTTGGACAGGTCGCGGCTGAACAGATTGCGCTTGGACAGGTCGGCGTAACAAACCACCCCCGCCTATCCGAAAGTCAGGAGGCAGACCCCATTTACTCATATCAGACCTCTTTTCTTGCGTAACATGGAGTATTGCGGGCGCTGAATTCTGTTTGACCCTACAGAAGCCGGTCTGCCATCAGGCATACTCATTCCCATTTCCAGCATAATTTTCGCCATAGCCTGATTAAACTGCACTTTGTCGGCCTTTGCCTGGTATGCCTCTTGGTCTATGGTCTGAGCCGGAGCGAGTTTCTGTTCCAGTTCCAACGCTTTCAACGCATCTGGATTGGCTGGGCCTTCCACCTTTCCGTAACTACCTCCACCCGTTACAGGAATACCGGGAGATCCCCAAGCGCCAAATCGGTTTGGATCTACCCATTGCCGGGAGGTGGCAAAATCGTTTGGGTTTGGTGCGGCGAAAGCTCCCCGTATCGCCCCTATCGGCCCTGTATTCATTATGGAAGGTATAGAGGAGCGGTTTGCGTATTTCTTTTTCTCCCCGCCGCCTACCGCTGTGCCGGGGTTTTGTTTCAACCCTTCGCCAATAACAGAACCAGCAACAGCCGCCGCCAATGGAAGCCAGAAACCCATTGTTATACCCCCAATATTTTGCTGATAAGACCCGGACTACGGACGCTAGACCCGTAATCTCCAGATATTCCAGCCATGTAGTCTTGAAGGTTAGAGCGATCAGCAAAGGCATCGAAATCGTACTTCTGCATATCCGCATCTATCCCGGCTTGGGCAAGCGCCCTCTGTTGTTCTCCAACATCACCAAGTCCAGCGTATGCTGAGATTGGCGCTCCCATCATGGACGGGTACAGATTCCCTGCTTGAGCTTGTAACTGTTGTGCATCCTGATACGCTGCGTAGCGGTTTTTAGAAACCTCATCTGCAAGTTTCTGAGCAGCAGAAGTAGTGACATTTGCCGTCACAATATCGCCTCTACTGCCGCCACCAGGAATGTATTGAGTAATGTTTTCCTGTACTTGCGGGAGCATATCTGAGGTCAACTTACCCATAACAGAACGAGTCATAGCGTCCATAACAGGGTTGAACTTGGAATCATCGACATCACCCGATAACATCCTTTTCAGTGAATCTTCTGCTTCCGTCTGCTGAGATAATGCGCGACCTCCGGTAACGTAATCTTGAATTCCGGTCTGAGCCGCTGTTCCAGCCGGGGTAAAATCCGCCACCATATCGCCACCGTAAAAGGAAGGGTAGCCTCCCGCCCGTAGTGCCTCTGCCTCCTCAAACCCTTTAGTAAGGTAAGGTTTCTGTTCATCCCACGGTTCTGTTCTGGTTGTACTTCCACCACCGCACATAGTTATGTCCTCAGTTTGTACCAGTGACCGGATTCTTCAAAACCAAGTCTTTTCTGTAAAAATTTACCAAGCCGGTCTGCATACGTCTTCTCAAATCCTTTGCTTGCGCCAATCATAATTTCCTTTACTTTCTGTTCTTTTGCCCACTTTATGTACTGTTGTAGGAGCCTGAACGCGAGTCGCGTCTTACGGTGTTCCTTATTCGTAAATACCCCGTAGTCGCAAGCGATCTTCTCTCTGGAAAAAAAGTAAGGTGAGGTATGAGCTAAAAACCCGGAAACCACTTTTCCGTCAGCTTCACCAACCCACGCGAAACCGTTTTTCATACAGTCGGCTAAAGTTCTGACAAATTGCTCATTGTCAAAAGAAATAAATACGTAAGCGCCCTCTTGGTGCATCTCTTTTGCAAGAGCAAGAACCGCACTGGCATCCTCCACACGCATAGGTCGTATCAAGTCCATTGCCCGGCACTGTTGTAATGGAATAGTCCAGAAACTCCAAAACCAGACGGATCAAGGTTTACCCCATCTGCATAGATCACATCACCCTCTCTGGGCCGTTCTGGATAGGCGTACAGAACCTCATGTCTGTTTTTGCTCAGATTGTCCATTGCGTAAGAGATCTTCTTTAACTCCATGTACAAATATTGCCCAAGTGCATCTGGATCACGCGGGGGCGGGCTGGGAACGTAGCGAACAATAGACCGTTGGGTTTTATCTTCGTTCATCGCCATTAGTAGCTCTGGCCTCCCCTTATACCTTTGTTAATTACGTCCAGTTGTAAACCGTGGAGTTTCCAATCAACGTCTGTTGTGCTTTCGATCTTCACACCGATATACCGACCCGTTGCTCTACAGGGTACTTTCCCTTGCGAATTCGGCTCGAATGTAATCGCACTGCCCCAGGAGATTGTGTCATCCGCATCCATCACTGCGGCTACATAAAAATTAACAGTGTCAGAACCGGAGACTGTCATTTTTGGGTAAATGGCCCGGAGTTGTTTTACCGCGTGTGCGTCATTTATCCCTTCCCCGTTCATAGACCACCCCTCTCTGGAGATAAAAGAGGTCATATTCGTGCCGTCCTTTGTATTCCCGTAATTGTCGCGGAATATCTTTGCATTACCCGGATCTACAAAAACAACATTTAACAGGTTGGAGTCGTAGTCGGAAGCTATAGCCTTTACCCCGTATGTCGCATGGGAGATAGCTGGGAGGTCGCGTAACGTGAAAGTGTTGGTATCCCAATTCCAGATAATTGCTTTATCGCAATATGTGGCTGAAGTAGTCGGGAAACAGGCCAGCATTTCCTTTCGGGTGTAATCAGGAACCACAACGCACCTGTTGTAGTTAGTACCGGAAAGATTGTCTGTGAGATACCTTCTTAGCCGGTTGGGGAGTAAAGGGGTAATGGTTCTACCGTCTGTACTATAGAGGTCGGAGTTGCCCATAAAGAACGCGCCAGCCTCATATTCAGCGGCACAATTTTTGGCAAGACAGCCGATAGTGCTGCTGATAATATCGAAAGAGAAGATAAACGGTGTACCAACGTAGGACATGAGGTAACAGCTATCGTCCTTGAGGATTAAGAAGTTATCCCCTACCGGAATGCCATCTATTACTCGTCCGGGGGATGACGCTAATTCATACTCACCTGTACTTTTCGTGCCGTCAGATTCATCCCAAGAGGTCGGGGTTGCCTGAGTTGCCGCCTCATGGCTCCACTTCACAAGCCGGGAGTAATTTACGGAGGATTTGGTAACGTCCAGAGCTATCAGGAAGGTCTTAAAGGATCGCATAACCTCACACTCTGTAGAGGCGGGCCAATTAGAGAGATCCTGTAGTCTGGTAGAGGCAGAAGCAGCGCCGGAAGTTAAAGGCCACTCTTGCGGGTCATCTACCCCGTTGTCCAAGATAAGAACACCACCTACTACACAGGCCGTCCATGACTTAGCAGCAGTGGCGGAGTAATCTACGTCACTCCCGGCTGTTTGCCTTGTTATGTTCGACCAGGAGGAACCGTCATGTGCGTAAACTTTGGTTAATCCGGCGGCTATCCAGAAATAGTTAGATCCACTTTCCAGAGGGGCAACAAAGTAAGCGGTAACAGGACAAGAGGAGATAATTTCCTGATATCCGTCTACCTTCTTAATTGCGTTGTCTAATGTTCTAACATTGTTTCCGTCTGACCAGGCATTCTGGGGGAGTTGGTAAGACGGGATATCCTTGACTATTCCAAGTTCGCCAAGGTTCTCGACGTTAATCAGAGCCAAATTAGTAATCCATCAGACCGCAGGCCAATCAACATTGGTTACGTCATCTGCTGTTCTTAACCCTGCTGGTAGATTGCGTAGTGCTTGTCGGTAGTCGCGCCATTTAATGTCATCCTCGACAGTCAACGCTACGTCTGCCACCTGTGTCCAATCACTTGATGCGAGTAGTTGGTTGCGGCGTGAACGTAGTTCAGTCATAGCGCGGTCATAAGCGCCATTCGCCCATGCGGCTTCTTCCGCATCTCGCGCCGCTTCTTCTTCTGGTGTGAAATCAACTCTCACACCGTTGACCATTTTATGTCTTGCCATCTAAATTGCTCCTAAAATTAAGAAATACCGTACATCTGAATTACGCCATCAAAATTTCCGCTACTCATCTTGAAAGATATTTCGTCTATTGCAGTGGTGGTATTTATATAACCGGCAGTGTAAACATCCATCGAATAATCGGAGGAACGATAAAAACTGGAGCGTGTATAAAAGTGCTTAACGTAGGTAGTTGATGCCGGACTGTAAATGGTGAGTTCACCCGCCCCACATTCGTCAGCACCATTGCCCATCGTCCCCATAATTGATTGATACGATGTGCCTTGCGCTTGGTCGCCGCCAGTATGGTAATTTAACCCTGCTTCTGTATCTGCCTCGTTGTGCTTGGCATTAAAGTAAGTGGACGTAATTGTTTCGTTAAATCCAGTTTGACCAGATGCATTTACTTGGAATTGAAACTCTGCGCCATCCGTAGCCGGGTTCACATCCGTAAACACGAACATATACTCATCATAGGTACTGTCTATTCCAGATGTAATATCTATTGAAGAGGAATTACTTGCCGTACTTGTTGAAATCAGTGTTGGTATACCCATTAGCCAACTCCGTACATTTTTATAACTGCATCCATATTGCCTGATGCCATTTTGAATTGAACATCGTCTATTGCTGCTGTAATGTTGAAATAACCCGATGTAAAAATCTGCATAGTTTCATCATCCGATTTAGATGAATTAGATACTGAATAGAAATGCTTTACATAGGTTGTATTGGATGGATTGAATAAAAATAATTCTCCAGCGCAAGATTCATCTCCACCATTACCAAGAGATGCTGATGAAAGTTTCTGGAAAGATGTACCCTGCGCCTGATCCTGTCCAGTATCATAGGATATAGCACCCGCAGATTGAGTATCATCTTCACTGTGGTACGATTGAAAATATGTAGTTGTCATAGTTTCGTTATAACCAGACGCGCCCACAGCATTGGCTTGGAAGCCAAAAGAAGTGCCATCAGTTGCCGGATTCACATCATAAAACTTAAAGATATAAAGTTTGTATGTGCTGTCTATGCCAGTAGTAAAATCAGAAGTGGCAGCACCTGACGATGTATTAGTTGTTATCAAGTCCATTGCCATTACTTTACTCCCCACATCTTGATCGTGCCGTCGAAATTGCCTGATGACATCTTGAATTGGATGTCATCTATTGCTGTAGTAGTATTTATGTAACCCGCGATTTGATGTTCGCCAGCGGTAGGTGCATACTGCTGGGATACTGACCGGCTATAAAAATGCTTTACATAGGTGGTACTGGACGGATTAAATAAATGGAATTCCCCGGCTAGACTTTCATCCGCAGCATTTCCTATATTAATCGCTATATCCTGATAAGCCGTTCCTTGGGCTTGGTCAGAGCCGGTTAAATAACTTAATGCTGCACCGGAATCATCCTCTTGTTGATAGGTTCTAATTACAGTAGATGTAATAGTTTCATCATAACTGGTTGAATCTGTAGCATTACATTGGAATGTAAATTCTGTTTCATCTGTAGCGGCATTTATATTGTAAAACTTAAAAATATATTCCCCGTAAGTTGACGTAATTTCAGACGTAAAATCTAATGACGATGAATCAGAAGCAGTCTGCGTAGAAAGCAGAACTACATCTCCTGTACTGACTCCCGCTACGCCGAACAGAGTTGCTTTGTGTGCGCCTAG